CCCTTGTGGGGCTACCCAAGGTGGTGCATTTATACATCACCGTCTGATACGTATGTGGCGTCCATTTAGAGAAAGGTCTACTCCTTCTGGGGTAGAGTTTATTGAGGGTGTTCTCACACAAGGTTTAGACCTTAGTGGGAACCCTACAACGATCAATCCATCTTTGTACCCTCCCACGCTTATAGACACGACGAGTAATCCAAAAGATTACTTAGAATGCTTAAACAGCGAGGAGGGTCCGAGGAATCATTGGCACGACTGCGAACACTATGTTCGCAATACCGTGATAATGTGCGATTCGTTCGGTCCGTGGCGTGGGTACGCCAATGACCGGCACGATTCGTTGGGTCCTTTCTGGACCTCTGCACCGGGTGCGCCCTTATGGCTCGCTTGGCCAGTTGCAGCGTCCAACGCGTTTGGTGACTGTAACGACCCTCTCTTAGGGTTGAACAGTTTGTGCGTCCGTCTAGGGACTAATTCAGCAGAAGTGCTGAAGTACTTCCCCGTAGGCGATCTCGTAGGCGATAGTATTACTACTATGCTTCCTGGGATCAAGGCAAAGCTATCTTTGATTAATTCATTGATTGAGCTTAAGGACTTTAAGTCCTTGCCACGCACTCTGAAACGTATTCGAAGTCTGATACCGTCTCTTCAGGGACTGGCTGGTCTTCCGTTGAGGAAGATTTTCCAGGTTCTGAAGAAGCGCTCACCTTCTGTGTACGGTGCAGTCCAAACGGGCAGCGATGGGTATTTACAATACCAATTCAACATCGCGCCCTTATTGTCTGACGTAGCCGGAATAAAAACGGCTATTCAGGGGGTTCGTTCGCAGCTTAAAAAGCTGCGTGCGGATCAAGCTAAGCCTTTGACCAGACATTTTGTCAGGCCATTGGTGAAGGAATTCTCGTACGCTCCTGTTACTTTGACGCTCCCGGAAGGGAACGTCGGCTACCCCGGCTTTTGCGGGGGTGGTCAAGTACTTCGGCGTGTGTACATTCCTACTGCTACGTTCCGGGCAACTATTGAGTACAGCTACTTGCTGCCTCAACTCTCTGATCAAGAATACTTGATACGGGGGCTTTTAGACAATTTCGGCGTGAATTTCACACCGAAGATCATCTGGAATGCTATCCCGTGGAGCTTCGTGGTTGACTGGGTGTTTGGCGTAAGCCAATTCCTGGACAACTTCGGAAGTAGAAACCTCGAACCAATAACCAACATACGTAGGTACTGTTACTCCGTGGCCGTGAGTAGAAACGTCCAGACTTCTTTAAGTCTGGGTTACGGTTCGCCTCACGGCGCATCAGGGCTAGTACCGGCATGTAACGTTGTTGAGGATGCATACATTCGTAAGAATGTTGCACTTGATTCCGTGGACATGTATAGGACGATTAAATCGTCCGGGCTCGACCCGAAAGAGTGGAGCCTCGCTGGCGCGCTTCTAATAACTAGAGGCGTACGCCGTCGTTAAACAACACGCAGTGTGAGCGTTTTCACACACAAAGCATGCTAAGCAATACACTGATCACGAACGAAATAAAGAACTCTGCAGGCACCGAAGTTGAATTCGAGCGCCTGTCGATAAACGGAAGAAGCACTGAGTTTAAGGCCCTCCTGGAAGTTCCAGGGAGGCCTTTGAGACTCAAGATCTCTCATCAAGAGATCGGCACAGACGCGGCTCAAAGGCGGCGGTCGTTAATTCGGTTCGACGAAGTCGTCACGAATACGGCCGTTACCCAAGAGGCAAATCTGTCCTGCCAACTTGTCATGGATATCCCTATCGGGATACTCGATGACGCCGCTCCTATTAAACGGGTCCTGGCATACATGATGTCGTTTTGCGCCTCTTTAGGCGCTTCGACGACAATTCTGTACGATGGAACCGGCAACGGTGCGGTCGTTATGGCAAACGGAAGTCTGTAAGATCTACAGGTTCCGCCCGCCGTTCTTAACTGCAAACTATTATGACAAAACTACCCTCAGTGCGGAGACCTAGAAATAGGATCCGCTTTGTGATTGTAGCTGCGTTAATGCTAGTGCTCCTTCACGGAGTGCTATTCATTATTGGCTGCTCATTCGAGAAATTCTCGGTCGACAAGGGTCGGATCTACTATCCGAAGCAAATTCCCCTTGACGTCGAGCCGCCACCGTAATAGTATTACGGATGTACCTGCGTTGGTACGTGTAGTGAGGTTTCGTGAAGTGGACACACCCTCAAGGATGTCCCAACTTTACACAAAAACACACTCGTAGTGCTTAGCGAAGCCATCGTAACTGATGGATAGCTTGTTGTACTAGCACGTTTAATCCGCTGTTGAATACACAACTCGAACTGTATGTTAGGCAAATTGAAAAAGAAATGCCCATCCAGCTTAAGTTGCTCGTTTGACAAAAGACCAATGCAGTTGCATCTGTCAGTTATCGTGAATCGTCAATCAGGCAGTATTGCGTATGCTCTAGGAAGGAGGCCATATGGCACCTAAGAAGAGCCTAGATCCGTATAAACAGATCATCGCCGCTTTACTGTCTGACGTTCAAACGTCACATAGTGAAGTATTTACACCACGCGCCCTTCGTCTGACTACCCTTAAGGTAGTCTTTCGACTTGAGCGGGAAGGTCTGAGTTTTCTCACGAAAACTCTTCCACGTCTGGGCAAAGCCTTTGATAAGGCCTTGTCCGGAGAAGTACAATTCGACTCTGTCTCATATGCCTTTAAAAGCAAAAAGAACAGTAAGCTACCCATTTTCATGGGAGAGCTTTTCGAACTCATCTTCTCACACGACGGTTGGGTTCTTCCGATACCCTGTGTGCGAAGCATCAAAACCATGCGGCAGTTATTCGCCAGCTTCTATAAGCTGGAACTGCCATATGATTCGGACCAAGAACAAGATGTCATTAGTAAGTTTAGACAAACTGAAGTTGACATTTTGCCGTACCACCTTGTTTTCAGCGACCTCGCTGATCGGCTCGGTGATACATCGAGTCTTGACCAATGCCTCTCGGTTATTAAACCGGAAGGCGCTGCCAAGATTATCTATAGAGCTAAACTTCTCCTCTCGAGATTGTTTAGCGATTTTGACCATAAGGATATCTACCCCAGGCACGGCCCCGGCGCTGTCTCTACCAAAGAGAAGCTATGGGACAAGTACACTTGGAGTTCAATATCCCCTCGGATCGCAGACTCTTACCCGTTGGATGCGTATTTCTACACATCCCTTGGGCATGTCTGTGATGCATATCAAGAGATTCAATCTCTTGAACTCAAAGAGAGTCCCGCTAAGGTACTTCTTGTACCTAAGGACTCTCGCGGACCGCGACTCATCTCTTGTGAACCACTGGCTTTCCAGTGGATCCAACAAGGTTTGGGACGCGCGATCGTGCGGCATGTGGAGTCGAACATCTTAACGATGAACAACGTCCACTTCTCCGACCAAAACCCGAACCGTAATGTGGCCCTCACGGGTTCCAAAACGGGCGGCGTCGCGACTCTTGACCTATCAGAGGCCTCGGATCGCGTCTCAGTCGGTTTAGTTCGCCTACTTTTCCCTAGCCCTCTTAGAGAGGCGCTGTTGAATTGTAGGAGTCTGTCTACGGTGCTACCTGGCGGCGAGGAATTAAAACTCAACAAATTTGCACCAATGGGGTCGGCATTATGCTTTCCCATATTGGCACTTACTTGTTGGGCGATTCTTACCGCGGGTTCATCGGATGCGGATGTGTTTCCGAATTATAATTCGGTGCGCATCTTAGTGTATGGGGACGATGTGATAGTTCCAACGGCTCACGCCGCGAACGCTATCGAACAGCTCGAACGTTTCGGTTTAAGAATAAACCGAGATAAGAGTTGCACCAGTGGGTTCTTTAGAGAATCCTGTGGCATGGACGCCTATAAAGGCGTAGACGTCACTCCTGTTCGTTTTCGAACAGTCTGGTCATCAACCCCTAGCCCTGAAGTGTATACATCTTGGATTGCTTATGCAAACTCGATGTATGCATTGAATTACTTCAACACCTACAAAACAATTGTAGGGGGGATATTCGCCATTTATGGTGAAGTACCCGAGATTAGCATGCATCTTGCATGCCCTTCTCTAATTGAAGTTCCGGAGGTGTACCGACCGAAACGGCGTCGCGTTAATCGAGGATTCCAAACCCTCGAGTGGCGCGTACGTACGGTGCGGTCGCGTCCAATTAAGAGAGAAATAGATGGGTGGAAGATGCTTTTGCGATTTTTCGCTGAAGCGCATTCCGGCCCGTCCCTCTCTTGGACGAATGATAAACCTCGCAGTTGCGGCGTACAGGCTTATTTGGATCAATTGTATCCGATGAGTCCTTTCTCCGTCAGTTCATACACAAAGCGCAAGTCGAGTATTCTCGAAATGCGTTGGCGATGATTAAAGAGAAAACGATGTCGAAAGACTTCGTTTTTTGGCCAGGG